ACCGAAAACAAGGTATGTACTTTAAATTTAACCTTGGAGGTCTTCTGCGCGGCGACACTGCAGCGCGAACAAATTTCTATCAAGCTATGTTACGTAGTGGCGCAATGAAGCCAGATGAGGTACGTATGCTTGAAGATTTGGCACCAATGGGTGGTAAGGCGGATGTACTTTGGATTTCCGGTGACTTATATCCACAAGAAATGGACCCGGCATTGCGTAAGTCCTCTGCTGCTGCATCAACTGTGGAAGGAGGTGGGAAAAGTGAGTAAAAAACAACAACAAAAGTTTTTTCAGATGAAAGCGTCTGCCGATGGAAAATCTGCTGACATTTTTATATATGGAGAAATTACAAAATGGGCATGGGAAGAGCTTGGAGAGGTTTCTTCAATTACTTTTAAAAGTGAGCTTGATGCATTAGGTGATGATGTAGGAACTATCAACCTTTATATTAATAGTCCAGGCGGAAGTGTATTTGAAGGTTTAGCGATTGGTAACATGTTAAAACGTCATAAGGCAAGAGTAATTGCTCACGTTGATGCGTTAGCAGCTTCAATCGCTTCAGTAATTGCCATGTTTGCAGATGAAGTACGAATGGCATCCAATAGCTTAATGATGATTCATAATGCTTGGACGTGGGCAAGTGGTAATGCAGAACAACTTCGTAAAGCAGCAGATGATATTGAGCGCATTAACGAGTCTGTAATCCAGTCTTATTTGGATAAGGCAGGAGATAAATTAAATAACGATACTTTAAAGTCTCTTTTAGATAGCGAAACATGGTTATCTGCAGAAGAGGCTTTTAATTATGGACTTTGTGATGCAATTGATGACTTTAATGAAGCCGCAGCTTGTATTGATGAAAAGTTAATTAATCAGTACAAAAATGTACCACAACAACTTCTACAACAAAAGCCATCCACGCCAGTAATGAGTGCGGAAGAAAAAGCATTACGTGAACGCATAATTGCAGATTCGAAGGCGAATCTAACTTATTTAGAAACTATTCTTTAATTACTTAGGAGGTAATTTTATATGAAAACTCAAACAAAAAAACTATTAAAATCTTTGGAAAACAAAAACGCGATGAAAATGCTAATGCCATTGAACATTCAACTGTTCTCAGGTGACCAAAATCTTTACGAATTAAAACAATCATTAATGATGATTGGTCAACAATTAAAGAAAGCAGAAGGCGAAGTAACTGCAAAAGCTTCTGATCCAACTTCAAATCCAGAAGATATCAAGGCAGCTCAAAAATCTCGTGATGATTTAAAATTACGTTTTGATGTAATTAAGCAACAACACGATCAAGTAGAAAAAGAAGTTAAAGCTAAACTTGATGCTAACAAAGGGTTAAATGCCATCGATAACCCGCAACAAAAAGTTATTGCTGCCAAAGCATCGTTGGTTCGTTCTACTATGCGTGGAAAAGCTATCGATGCAGATATTCGTGCAGCACTTGGGGATGATGCAGCATCGGGTGGAGGTAAATTCTTGCCTAAAACAGTTTCACAAGACGTAATCTTAGCTCCTTTAGCAAAAAACCCATTACGTGGCCATTCTGCAGTAACACAAATTACAAATCTTGAATTACCACGTTTATCTTTCACTTTAGATGATGACGACTTCATCGCAGATATGGCAACTGCTAAAGAATTAAAAGCAAAAGGTGATACAGTAGCGTTCACGCGAAATAAATTCAAAGTATTTGCAGGTGTATCTGAAACTGTAATTAACGGTTCTGATGCTGATTTAGTTGGACATGTTGAAAACGCACTTAAATCAGGTGTGGCAGCAAAAGAAAAGAAAGTGGCATTTGCTACTTCACCAAAAGTAGGAGAAGAACATATGAGCTTCTACTCAACTGAAAATGCAATTGTAAAAGTGACTGGTGCAGATATGTACAAAGCTATCAAAAATGCTATTGCTGACTTACATGAGGATTATCGTGAAAATGCAAAAATCATTATGACGTTCAAGGATTATAGCGATATTATTGAAACGTTAGCAAACGGAAATGCGACGCTTTATACAGCACAACCTGAACAAGTATTAGGTAAGCCAGTTATTTTTGCGGATGCTGCAACAAAGCCGATTATTGGAGACCTTTCTTATTCTCACTTTAACTACGATATTGGCGAAACATTCGAGCGTGATAAAGATATCAAAACAGGTATCGAACAATTTGTTGTTACAGCTTACTTTGATCACCGTATCAAATTATCATCTGCATTCCGTATCGCAGAAGTAACTCCTACTCCTTAATAAAAGGAATAGGGGTTTTTATTTTAACGAAAGAAGGTGAACTGCATGTACAAAGTAATTAATCGATTTCAAGAAAAAAATCATGACGACCATGTTTATGAAGCGGGTGACAACTACCCAGCTGATGGTAAAAAACTCGTCAAGGCGCGTGCCGAGTCTTTAACAGAAATCCATGAAGAATATGGGGTAGCATTCTTAAAAGCTGTAGAAGAGCCTAAAAAGGCTACTGCAAAGCAAGCACCTAAAGAGCCTTCCACAGATGAAAAGAGTGAAGCTTAATGCAATTACTCGATGAACTAAAAGAATATTTACGAATTGATGGGGATGACGAAAATCGTTCCCTTTCTACTTTTATTCAATCAGCACAGTCTTACCTTGAAAATGCAGGGGTTAAGTTACCAACTGACTACTATTTGAGTGTGGAGGGCAAAGACGTATTTGCACAACATCGGTTAGCCATTATGACGCTCGCTACACACTTTTATGAGAATCGTATAGCAATTACCCCTTCCACAATTAAAACGGCACAACAGCCCATTCCGTACGGTTTACAGTCGATGATTTTGCAGTTGAAGTGGGTGAATCCTGATGAATTATCAGTACAACAATAATGCTGCTCGATTAAATAGACGTGTCACATTCTTTAACCCACCAGGGAAAATTGTAAATGGTTGGCCGAGTCAAGATTGGACACCGTATAAAAAATTATGGGCAGAAGTAAAATCGCAAAAAGGTTACAAAGTGTTTAATTCTGACGCTACACAATGGCAAGGTAAACGTATTGTGGGTATTCGCTATCGAAACGATATTCATGAAGAAATGCGTGTTGAAATAGCAGGCAAGCTTTATGAAATTGAATCGTTAGTGAATGATGACGAACGTAACCAATGGCTCACAATCATTGTTACGGAGGTGTTGTAAGTGCGCTTAGAACTGAATGGGATGGAAGCAATACTACAGAATCTAATGAATTTGCCACTAGAAGAGGAAGACGAAAATAGAGCGCTTAATAAGGCTGCTAAAATTGTCAAAGAAGCTGTTATTGAAGAAGCACCCCAGGATGACAGAAAAGAAAATTTAAGTGCTACGTCTCTCAAAAATAACATCAAAGCTAAACGTGCAAGAGATGGAGAAGCTAAGGTTCACACCGGGGGAGCTTATCATTCGCATTTAGTTGAGTTCGGACGTTCTGCAGGAAGTAAATACGCTCTTAAAAACGGCAATCGTCAATTAGTAACATGGGGTGCTACAGCACCCAATCCATTCTTCACTCGTGGCCTTGAAAGAAGTAAGGAAACAGCAATAAATGCAATGGCTGATGAAATTAGAAAGGCGTTGAGATTATGATTGATATTGTTGAACATATTCCAAATACACTTACGTCTTTAAATTTGCCAGTCATTTTTAACAGTGTTCCAACAGGCTCGAAAATTCCTGATCAATATATTACGTTCTTAGAAGTTAATGCAAATCCAGCCCTTGAAGCAGCGGATGTAGAGTTTGAAACAAAGCGACTTATTCAAGTAAACGTTTGGTCGAAAACAAATTACTATCAACTTGTGGAGGGCATTAAAAGACTAATGGAATCAGCAGGATATGAACGGATATTTGAATACGATGCACCAAAACAAGAAGGCGACTCGCACTTTAACAAAGTGTTACGATTCGTCTTTTTTGATGAATATTAAAAATTAGGAGGTCATGTAAATGGCAGCTACAACGGTAAATGAAAAACCGCAAAAAATTAGTTTAAAAAGAATCC